ATATGCTTTTGCATAATCCCTAAGTTCATTGCCACCTATAGTGCCAGACTCAACTGCGGGAAATACTTGTTTTTCAAAATACTCTTTATTTGCACTAGCCAAAGATGATTTTTGTAAAATTTCTTGACTAGTTCCAGTTGCAACAGTTGTTGTTTTTATTGCAGACTTTGAATTTAGTGAATCCCAAATGGCTTTCATTCTTAAGAGTGTGGCTTCAGCAACTAATAAAATACCATTAAAACCGTTTGCTTCATACTGTGCTGCCTCTATAGCAATTACTTGTTGTTCATATGCAAACCTTGCAGCATCAATACCCTTAAGTGTTGCCTTTAAAGAATCTTCCTGTGCACGCAATGTAACATTTTGAAGTTTATAATTATCATCTTGTAGTTTTAAAATTTTAGCAACAAGAGGTATTCTTTCTTGTTCAAGAGAATATATTTTTTCTTCAATTTGTACTCTTGTTAGACCGCTAGCACTTGTTATTTTAGCAATTTCTTTTTCTCTTGCAATTTGTAAAAGTTTAGAACTTTTTTCTTGTGCTCGTTGAGCGGCGGCTTGTCGCTCTTCTTGTATAGCCTTTGCTGCTGCAGAAATATCTCCTTTTGTTAATGCGTCAGCAATTGAAATTCTTGATGATTCTTTAGCAGCAATATCATCATTAATGTCTGATATTTCCTGAAGAGCCTTTTCTTGTGCATCATATTTTTCATTAATCTTTGTAATGGATCTATCAATTAAATTTAAATCTTGATTAAATTGCTCAATTACTCTATTAATGTTTTCTTCAATGTATCTTTCTTGTGTTTGAATTAATCTTTCATTTGCATCAATAAGATCATTTATTCTATCAATCTCTAATTTAACAGAAGCCTTTGCCTGTCTTTCAAGAAAATCATAATATTTTAAACTTTCTTCCATTCTGTCTTTAAATGCTTGTGTTGGATCAGTAGCAAGTAATAGATTTGTTTGTGCTTGTTTTAACTCATTATTTTTTTTAATTAAAGCATCAAGTTCTTTAATAGTTTTTGCTTGAGAAAGTGATCTCATAAATTCTGCATCTGCTATTAATTTTATACTATCTGCAACACCAACTCCAGCAGCAGTTAATCTTTTAAAACCATCAACTTGTGCATTTATATTTCTAATTTGTGAATCTGCATCTTCTTGAAAAGCACCCAAGGCTGCTTCTTTGTATAAGTCCATTGCGATTTTACCATCTTTAGTGAGTTGTACAATTCCTTTTTTAAGAAGTTCGGTATTAAGATATACCCGTTGAGTTTCATTGTCTAGACTAGAAACAAAATCAATAAAGCCTGTGTCAGCACCTGCTGCATTAAGTTGTTGTATAACTCCTGAAAACTTTGTTATATCTCCGTTTGACTTTTTAAATACCCTTCTAAGTTCTTCTAATCCTCCTTGAGCATTAATGCTTGCATCTCTTGTTAGTTTTAATTTCCTTAAAAGATTATCAAGTGTAGTATCTCTTGATCCAGAATCTAAAGGATCTTGGGGTCCTTTTGGAATTTCATTTGGTGCTTTTGCACCCCGTTGTGAAACTAATGCGGCTGCCACTGCTGGGGCATTTACCGTACCATCTTTGTTATAATATTTTGCTTTTAATGCTGTTTGTTTACGCTCTAATCCGTCAGGAGATCCACCAGTTGAGAGTTCTTTTTTTATTAAATCTTCTACTTCTTTATCACCAATACTTTTATAAATAGCAATGTATTCTTGTATTACCGTTTTCTTTATTTCATCAGTTGAATTTTCATATTTACTCCAAATATCAACTAGACCAGACATGTTTAAACCTTCATCACCTGTAATTGTTTTTATTTCATTTATAGTTTTTAAAGTTATTGGACCTTTAATATTTTCTATTGCTCTATAACTTTTAGCAAGTTTATCTAAACCTTCAGTATCAAGTTCATTTACTAAAACTTCAAGATTTATAGCGTCTCCATCAAGATCTTTTAATCTATTTAAAACATTTACCCTGTCTTCAAATTTTTCTTGATCTGATAAAATTTCCAGTTTTATTTTTGAATCTATATTTTTACCACTTACAATGCTCATATAAGTTGCAAAAACTCCTGGATCTTGTGATGTTAATGTTGTATTTATAATATTATTAATTTTTGCTTCGGAATCTTTTTCTCCCGCAAACATATTTATTAAATCTATTGTTGTTTTTGGACTTAACAGTCCACCCTCTACTGCTGTTGTTATTTTAACCTCTAGTGATTCATCTTTTAGATCTGACATTGCGTCAAGGAATTGTTGTTTAAATGGATTATCTTTTTGACTTATTTTAATACTATCACGTAAAGTTGCTATATATGTATCTCCGTATTTTGTTGCTTCTTGATCTATTTTTTTAAAATTGTCTTCTACAGTTTTAAGATTTTGTTTATTCTTTTCTGCAAGAACTTGATCTTCTAATTTTTGTTTTGTTTTTGCATTAACAATCTGATTTTCTAATTGTAATTGTTTTACTTTGTCTGTAGTTGCTGCTTTTTGTTTTTCTAAACCATCAATAATTGCTTGATTATTTTGATATTGAGCATCTCTTTGTGCTTGTGTTATTTGTAAACTTTTTGTTGCCGAGACAGCAGCAGCAGAAACATAACCCATTCTTGCCCTATCCGACTGTGTAGTTGTTCCACTTTCTGCCTGAAATACATCAACAAGATCTTGGGTGTTTTCATTTTGTTGAGTAACAATATTTATTCTTACTTTAAGCGGATCTTTTAATAAATCTTGTCCGTCTGGACCAACAAGTTCTCTTAATGTACCATTTATTTGTGAAGTTATAGACATATCTCCAAGATTAATACCAATTGCTCTTGCTACACTATTTGCTTGTTCTGCTGACATGACTCCATCAGAAATATAAGTTGCAAGTTGTGTTGCTAATAATTTAGCAGCCTTTGGTCCGTCTTGTGCTACAGTGTCATTAAATCCTTTAAATATTTCTTTGCCAATATCAGATGCTAAGAAATTAGTTCCAAACTGATTATCTTCACGATCATATCCCGTTCTAAATTCATTTGTTCTTGCACCAGTTTCTCTTTGTCTTTGTGCAATTTGTGATGCTCCAACTTTTCCAGTTATTTCACCAACCTTTTGCATTTGTTTGGTTCCTGATGTTACAGAGTCAATATATTCTATTTGTTTTTTTCTTGCATCAGCCATTCGTTTATTTAATAAGAAAAATCCTCCAGCAAGTGCGGCTGCTGCTGCAACTGCTATTGCAAGTGGATTTGTTAACATAGGGGCAATAGAAGCAATTGCAGACACACCCATTAGTGCCGTACCCGCACCAACATTGCCAGTCATAAATGCACCCATAGAAGCCATACCTGCAAGTCCTGCTGTTGGTCCTGCAACTCTACCAATTGCTTGTGATCTCATTTGTCTTGATTGTTCTTTTTGTTGTTTTATTTGTTCTTTTGTTAAAGGAATCGTTTCATTAACTACCTTTGTTTTTTTCTGAGTTGCAACTGTTTCTTCTTTTAATGCACGAATTCTATCTCTCTCTGCTTTTTGAACTTTACGTCTTAGTGAATTTTGCTCGGCACGGAATTGTTTTTCTATTTCAGAAATAGCCATTCCTGGTTTTGTTGAAATAGGATTTCCATTAGCATCAAAACCACCTGCTGCACCAAATGCAACACTTCCAGAACCTTTAAATCCAAATTTAGCAGGTATAACTCTTGATACATTTTTTGCAGGTATAACTCTTTTATCTGATGCTGCACCGCCAGATACTTGCATTCCTGGTGGCTTTGATGTTCCAGTTTGTCCAGTTACTGTTTTTTCTTTACCATCGTTAAATTGAACCTTTTCTCTTTTAGTTAAAATAATATTTTGAAAATCTTGTAAATTTTTTAATCCTTTAGTTCCATAGGTATTATTTTTAAATCTATGATCTAGTCCAGCATCTAGCGCATGTGCTTGATATAAAGCATTTTGTGGATTTGATATTCCCATTTTCTTTAAAGATTTTGGATCTTGTGAAATTACGTAACGAGCAATTCCTTGTAAAGTTTTTGCTTGTGTTTGTGTTACTGGATGAGTTTCAGAACCTTTAATTCCTTTTTTACGATAAAAATCTGATAGTACGTTTTTATCAATTCCTTTTGATTTAAGTTCCTCTGCAGACATTTGTATTAAATTTTTGCCAAGATTTCCTTGTAAATTAGTTGAAAGAAAATTGTTTACATATCCTCTGTCTAAAACAAGATTTTTAAGATCCCAAACCTTTTTCCCATCTGGACCAATTGATGGTTTAATGTGTGAAGCCTCTACCTGAATTAATTTATTAAATTGTCTTTCATTAAAAAGACCTTTTTCTTGAAGACGTTTTTTTATTGCGTCTGCTTCTCCTTGACCTTCAAAATCAAAAATGTTTTGTGCTCTTATTTTTTCAATAACTTTTTTAATTTCGTTCGATTTAGACGTATCTCCTGGTCTAGTGTTTCGAGCAACACTTCCAGTTTTAGTTAAACCAAGTTTGTCTTTAATTTGACTTGCTGTAAATACATTACCACCCACTCTATTTTTATTTTGTTCATATCTTTCGTCTATTGCTTTTGATATTTCTGCTGCTGGTATATTTAATCTGCTGTATTTACCTTCAGGATCAATATAATTATAAGTTCCATTAGGGTTTTTAACAAACTCATTTAAAAGTTGTTGAATACCATTTGCAGATCTTTGACTAGCATTATAACTTTTATTTTCTGGATTAAGATCTGCAGGAACTTTTAGTCCAATTGTTCCAGTTTCATATCCCTGAAGTTTTCCATTAACCATTGCATTAATAATTGGTTTAAATCTTTCATCTTGTGCAACTTTTGCTGGAATAATTGCTTCTCCAGGGGCACCAAGAATTGGAATGATATCTCCTGCACCTTTTGGTCCTGGCAATCCAGTTGTTCCAGATGCAAAACCTTTTGGTTTTCCACCTTGCATACCAGGTTTAAATCCTGGCATCATCATTCCTGGATTTGCTCTAGCAAAGTTTAGTGCTGCAAAAGTTGCATCAATATATGCTTGACGTAATAATTTAACCGCTGTTGTTTCTATTGCAAATGACTGGGTCAATCTTGTATGTGCCTGATTTAAAGATGCAGCAACTGTGGCTGCTTCTAACTGTTCAGTATTTAAATATTGAGTTTGTTGTGCAAGAAGAGTGGTATTACTTCCAGCCTTTAAAAATCCTGAACGCATTGTTATAAATAGTTTTATTATATTTGCAACACCATTGGCAAGTAAACCAAAGGTCATTAACAATACTGGTCCAATTACACCAACAAGTGTTGTTGCTATAACAATAAATTTCTTAGTTCCGTCTCCAAGATTATTAAATTTTTCTAAAAATCCTCCAAGGGCTTTTGCAATTGGTGTAACTGCCTTTAAAAACTCTTTACCTATTGGGGCTATTGCAAGTTTAAGATTTTCTATAGATTCTTTAAAGTCTGTACTAATTGAATCTTCTAATACTCCAAGTTCTCGCTCAGATAATATTGCAAGTTCTTCAATTGATGCCCCAGCAAGATCAAATACTCTGGCAGCCTGTGTTCCTTCTTTTGTTACGTTTTGAAATAAAGTTGATAGACGTGAAAATTGAAACTTACCAAATAATTGCTCAATAGCACGAGCACGGTTTAATGGATCAAGTGTGTCTAAAGCCTGAGCAAAACCAATTACTGTATTTCTAATATTTCCTTGATTGCTTTCAACAATTCCTTTTATGTTAATACCAAACCCTGCAAGCATTTTGCTTGCTTTTTCTGTTGGATTAATTAATGATGCCAGACCAGACTTAAGTGCGTTAGCACCTTCTGAGGCATTAATACCTCCTTCTTTCATAGCGGTTAAAAAGAATGCTAGATCTTCTACATCTCCACCAAGTTGCTTTACAACTGGACCTGCTTTAGGAATTGCAATTGTTAAATCTTCAATAGATACTACGGTCTGGTTTTCTACTGCGTTTAAAAAGTTAATTTTACTTGCTAAATCTTCTGCTGCTACACCAAAAGCATTTGTAACGGATATAGTTGTTTCAAGTGCTTGGGCTTGTTCTACGCCGCCAAGAACTGCAAGGCGAGTAGCCTGAGCAACTTGTGCTGTAAGGTCTGCACCAGTTTTACCCATTGCTGCTGCATTTGCTGCCATTTCCATAGTATCAGCAACTGCAACTCCATATTTAGTAAACTCTTCTGCAAGTCGTTGAACATCTGCTAAAGCCTTATTACTTTCTTCAGTTGTTGTAAACATATCTCCATAAACACGTTTAAATCTAATTGCTTGTTTTTCAAGATCCATAAAGGTCTTGGCAGCAGCGGTACCAAAATAAGCAAGAGGAATTGTAAAACCAACCATAAGTTGGCGTCCTGCCCATTGGGTATTTTTACCAAAGTTTAAAAGGTTGGTAGATCCTTGTTTTAATAATTGATTTAATAATGCTTGTTTTTGTGCTGCTACTGCTAACTTTGTAGAGTAGTCTTTCATATTTAATGTATTTGGAGTTATTGAAATTGCTTTCATTGCTCCAGAAGCATCACGACCCATCTTAATATATTGGGTCTGCATTTTCTTAACACGTTCTTCGGCTACCTTGCCAATTGTGTTAAATTCTTGTTTAAATAGTTTTCCAAATGTTTTTGTAGATCCGCCTGCAAAACGGAAATACTCACGCATAGAGAGTTTATTGGTCTCCAGTGCGTGAGTAAATGATTCCGTTGAGGTTCTTACTAACCCCATTTGTGCACGGAACTTGCCCGTTGCATTTATTGAGTTTAAGAGATTAGTCTGTAAACCTTTTTGTGCCATTGCAGCAGCAGCGCTGCTTTTTGACACTGATGAATGAAAATTTGCTAACTGACGTTGAAGATTTTTAAGTTCTGCCAATGCCGCTGACGTATCAATATGTACGCCAATATTAGCATTTACGTCAGCCATTCATTTACACCTCTTTTATTATTTAATTGTTTGCAAGCACTGTGTTTAAAAGAGCGTTTGCATCTGCTAATTTAACTCCAGAAGCGGCTTCAATAATCTTATAAACTGTTGGAAGGTCTAGGACCTCTTCTAGTTTACTAACATCTTTAGATAGTTCTGGACTGTATTGTTCCATAGCAATCTGTACGCATTCAATAAGAAGAGTCATTGACTTTTCATTATCTTCTGCTACCCCTGCCACTTGCTCAAACTTCTTCATAAATGGACGAAGCAAGGAAATCTTAAGTGGACGTACCTTGATTTTTGTACCATCAATGAGAGTAAGTTCTGCGCCCTCATGTACTGTTGTTGCCATTGTGTATCCTCCTATATAGGCTATGTCAATTATAGCATAAGGAGTCTATTTTTTAATAACAGATGGATCTCTAAGATCTTCATAATCTAAACCATCCCCTATGCCAAACCCTGCTTTTTGGGCATTAACACCTTGTAATGCTAAAACATCATTGCTATCTTTTGTTTGACCTTTACTAAATACTCTAGCCTTCATGTCTTCCCACTCTTTTTGACCCTTGTCTTTATTTGATTCTTTATCTAAGTCTACCCCCTGAATTGCAGCCATAAATTTTTTTTCTGTATAATCTAATTCTCTACTTACCTCTAGGGTTGCCATAAGTTCTGGCATAGATAATGATGTTTCTAATTCTTGATAGTCTTTCCATATACCCAGCAAAAAAACCTCAGATTCTAACTTTGCAAGATCTAATGTTTCCCAGGTTTGGCCACTGTCTAATGCCTGATCCTTGACTCGTTCTTCTGACTTTTTATTAATTTTAATTCCAGCAGCGGTATCTAATACTTTATATATTGTAGGCATATCTATACTATCTTCTACATCTTGAACGCTTTTAGATATTGAAGGGTAATATTGTTTCATACATACCCGCACACATTCAACCAATACTTCTATTGCCTCGTCATCAGTTTTTGTTTTTTTTATCTCTTTAAAGGTTTGCATAAATTCACGCAAATATTTTATCTTCAATGGTATTATTTCTAATTCCGTACCGTCGAATAAATACACTGTTTGAGAGTTATATATTGTAGTTGCCATATAAATTCAATTTTACCATAAAACAACAAAGCCCACATCCGAAGACATGGGCTATGTAGAATAGTTAAACTATTAAGATAATAGGTCTCCAAAGGTACGGTCAACGATCTTACCGTATGAGCCTGAAGTATCTTCTGGTAGCAAACGGAATGAAACTTCAAACATTGAAGCCTCGTCACGCTTTGCTGAAACTGTTACGTTTTCGATTGACAAAGCACGGTATGCTGTATAAACACGTTCCACGAATGGAGAGTCAATACAATCACCTGTGCCAGGTCCTACTGCAACAATTCCACGTTCTACTGGACATTCGCCGATATCTCCACCTGATAGGTTTAAAACCTGTCCTGCGTTAGATGCCTTTGATCCAGATAGTTCGTCTGAGTTAAATGCTAGAGCCAAAAGAAGATTCTCAAGGGTAGCCTCAGCAAAAGCAGTTGCAAGATTTACCTGCATGCCTTGCTTGTAAAGTTTAGCAACGTCAAGAATTTGGTCAACCTGTACTTCACCGAAGTCTGGTTGGAACTGTAATTCAAGACCGTTCATGGTGTAACCTACGTTTGTATAACCTGCATCATCAGCAAGGGTTTCCTTGAATGATTCTTCAGTATCAAAACTTTCCAGAGTACCTGGAGTTAGGGTTGTGTCTGCAACAAAAAGTGCTGCAGCGCCAACGATAATGTTGGTCGATGTTCCACGACTGTATGCCATTTATTCACCTCTTTCTATAGAAATAGATATTAAGTTGTTTGGCGTTTGTTTCCTCATGTTAATTATAACACCGTTTTATGTGTATCTTTCTGATGCCCCGCTTGTATGATAGTCATACTCTATTACAAGTTTGTTGAGTGCAAGGGTTCTGGCAGAGGCTAATTCTAGGATATCCCTACTTTCGTCTGCTTGATAAACCTTTATATTATGAAAAAATACATTTTTAGGGATAGCATTGCCGCTTTCATCAAGAATGTCATTTTGAGATATCCAGAGGTTTAGGTCTTGAGCAGCGGCATCCTCTCTATCTAAGCATTCAATAATAACCCTAGTAGTATCAATTAGTTTAGAAAGATTTGGACTATAAATAAAATATATCAATTGCTCTCTTTTATGTCTGTAAAATGTCGTTGGTCTAAATCTAATAAGCCTATCAAATATAATAACTGTTGTATCTGGATTATTTCTGATAAATGGAATGTCATTATAAATACCTTCGACACTATCAGGAACCTGTGCTGGAAAAAATGGCTGAAATGGTTCTGGTCCAGTTGGCATTAAGCCAAACTCTTTTAATTCACTATTAACAAAAGCATTTACAAAGGTTGGCGGGAAGCCAGTTTGACTTAATACATTTAGTGCCATAATACTATTCTACACCAATCTTTGCATTAGCAATCCATTTAAAGCCAGTATCAATACCCTTAGATCTGCCCATTCTAGAACCAACTTTAATATTTTTCTTAAATATTGTTGGTTTTTTAATATAGTCATATATTCCACTAGCCCTTAAAAATGATTGCTTAAAGTATCTTAAAATAAACTCATCCATAATTTTTTCAAACGAACCTCTTGCTTCACTTCCTCCAGGATTAGAAACAACTACTGATTTTTTGGTAAACACTGTTTGTCCACCTTCATTAAATACCAACACTGGAGATCTTGTAGGTTTAATTTTAACTGGAATACCATCTTCCATGATTTTTGCTTTATTATAAAATGGTACGTTAGAATCTTTTTTAACAGTTTTTGATTGTTTAAATTTTGAATTAATACTTAATCCTAAATTGCTGACGGTGTAATTAATATCAAACAATCTTGCACTAGGGCTTCCAACTTGATACCACTCATAAACATGCTGAAGTGCTGCTGGATTTCCTCTTGCTGAAACATCTACATACCTAGCCATTGCCTCTATTGTTCCTGCACCTAGGTTTTTTAAAAAAACAGTTTTACCTTTTTGAGCACCATCTAAAAATCCAAAAGCGTATTGAACAATGTTGTTCATCTGTTTGTTAAAGCCTTTGGTATTTGTTGTAATTATCATTAGTCTGTTATAGTTTGATTTTCTGTTCTACGCAATAATATTTTAAAGTATTCAACTGATCCAAATGGCCCACTAAAAGGATCTACTGTTGCTACTTCATAAATAGTTCCACGTCCAGATCTTGGTCCTGCTGTTTCTTTATAAATAATTTCGTCATTAGCATTACGAATGTTTGTAACTAAAATGTTAGTGATTGCATTATCTGTTTGAGTTGAGGATGTTCTAGGATCTGTTTTTGTTCTTGCTATTAGTTTGTTTTCATGTTGTAAAAATGCTTCTGGCTTAATTTGTTCAGTACCTGCTCCTCCTATAGAGGTGGCATTGCAGATAATAGTTCTATCATAAAACCATTCTCTAGTTGCTTGTCCATATTGTGTTTGAGTTATAATGGGATAATATAAATCAGCCTTCATTGGATAAAGAAAGTCTGTTGTTGTACAGTCTTCCACTATAATACTCCTGGACGGATAATCGTTTCTTTGTATTTATCTAGTATTTTGTCTACTAATATATTTCCAGTGCCGTCAATTAGGCGTTCATCATATTGAATTTTAAATTGATCGGTGCTATAGTTTTTAACATATCTCTTGTAATAATCTAATTTACCACATTTAATATCATCAATGAGCATAAGTGCTGCATCTTGAATATCGTATGGAACAACTTTATATCCTGTTTCTGCTAATATAATATAATCTGCACCTTCTGAAAATGCTACGCCTGGAACAACGGTTTGGGTGTTTCCACTATCTTCTGTGTCAAATAAACTCATAGAGTCAGATATGCCTAAAGGTATGCGAGAATATCTTCTTTCTGCACGATTTATAGAGTCAACGTTTTCAAGTGGATCTTTAGTAATTGCTGTCTTATCTTTAGTTATAAAAAAAGTATAATCTGTTAAGGCTGGACCTTCTTCATTTTCTATATCGTATACTAATTCTGCATTTTCATATATTTTTAAAAGTTTATGTGTTTTTTTCCAAAGCGGTAAATAATCATTTCCTTGACCAACTACTTCTAAATAAGTTCTGTCATAGTAGAATCCACCAACAATACTGTCAATTATTGCTCTTGCTAAATTTTCGTAACCTTTATACAAGGCTATATCTGTTGCTGTTCCAGATGTAGCAAGTGGTGTAGGGTCTACGTAAGGTCTCATAATTTCTAAATTATCTTCTACAACAATGTCGCCACGAACAAGAATTTCTCCAGATGATCCGCCATCTTCGTATATTGTTAATGCATATGATTTGTCATATTTAATAAAGTTACCGTCTAAAGAATAGGTAATTTGTTTGCTAGCGTTAGACTCTACAGCCTCTTCAATTTCTGTTAACTCTGCAACGTTTTCAATAACGATTATATAATCAGCATTAGCGTCTGGAACTGTGTAAGTTACAGAAAGTGGATATGGGGGAAGACGTAATATCTGCATTTTTATTTACCGTAGTATGCGGCTACCTCTTCAGGTGGTGCTATTCTTACCAACCTGTGAGTTAACCACTTTTTCGATGCCTCCTTTGAGACTATGTTATAACCTACTTTTAAAGCACCTAAACTATCCATGTGTAGATTTCTTTGTGAATGTAGGGCTACTTTGTTTGTTAATTTTTCTGCCTTGTTTGCCTCTTCTACTCGTTCTTCTTTATTTACTGGCGGTATCCAACTAGCAAGAATTTCTAATATTTCAAGTTTAGTTGTTGCGTCAAATAATTCTATTTTATTTTTTTTTGCGTATGCCTTTAATGCCATTACGGTTTTAGTTGATAACTCTTCAATTGTTAAGTTCATAATTCTCCTATGCTTATTTGTAATTATACCAGAATAAGAATAAGGCGGGTAGTTTTTACGCTACCCGCCCTAATATTTGATCTTTTAGATCTTAGGAATCAGCACTATCTGAGTCGACATAAGCGACTGCATCTAGTTCTTCCCATTGGATACCAAAACGTACGAATACTGTGTATTCGATGGTGTCTTTCTTTGGCTTGTATTCACGGTTTACAGTGATGTCTCTCTGGAAGCCCCATACACGGTTCTGAGGGAATGTCAAATCGACATAACCTGCAGGGTAGTAAGGAACTTCAAGAACATCTACACCAAGTACACGAGTAGTACGTGTATTACCTAGTGTCTGTGTTCCACCATCAAGATATTCTTGACGATTTGCTTGAGTGCTACCAGTGCGGTCTGAGAACGCTGCTGAGATTGCATCTGCAAGTGTACCGTTGTTACGAACAATACCAGCAAAAGCATCAGTACCTGCGTAGAACTTAAGATTGCTCTTAAGTGCACGGTACTTACGAGGCATTGCTAATAGCAAGCCTTGCATTACTGATGTTGTGTAATTGTCGTCTGCGACTGTTGCAGCATATTCGTGAGCATCGTTTCCGACTGTTCCACGAGTTTGCTTTACGAAGCCAGGCATGATTGAAAGGAAGGCATCATTGCCTGATCCTAAACCATTAATAGCAAGATCTTCAATATCGTTTGCGAAAGCGTTAGTCATCAAGCGAACTAGATGATCTTCAAGTGCTCCACCTTCAATATTGTCTTCAAGTGCTTCTGTTGATACTTCCCAATCAAGACGAATCTTTTTGGTAGTTAGTTCAACCTTTGTAAAAGTTGCGCCGATGTTTGTATAATCTGGTGCACCTTGTGCTGCTGCACGGATTACACGCTCTCCAACGTTGACCTTTTCGATCTCCATTGTGTTAGCACGCATTGTAACTCTACGACCATCTTTAGCGAGAACTGTTGCATCCCACACATAGTCGATGAATCTACGAGCCTGTTCAGGTGCTAGAATACCACCTGCTACGCCTGTTGGGTTTACTGCATTTGCTCCAGTTGTTGAACCGAATGCTGCAGTTGCAGTGTTACCAAGTTGTGATCCTACAGACGCTCCTGCTGAATCTAAACCTGTTGCACCACCAATACCACCAGATACAAATCCACCTTCAGAGTTAATCTCTGCTGTGGAATTGCTTGCTGCGCCTGGATAGTTTTTTTCTAGGTCTTTATTTTGTTCCGACATTATTTTTCACCTCCTAGTGATTTTATTGCTTATTTAAATAGGTCGGTTGATGTGAGGAAACGACCGCCCCATAGGGATTTCTGAACTTTTGAAGGTTCAAACTGCACGATCTCGCCTAGATCGCCAGACTTGCGGAAAGCGGTGTCTTGCTCTACAAGATCTACACGCTTACCAAACTCATTAAAAACTCCCTTAACATTGTTTACTTCTGCAGATACGGTTTTAACCTCACCTGATACATTGTCAAGAGACTTGCTTAATGCAACTACCTGCTCATGAAGAGACTTAACGGTTGTTGCTAAATCGCCAAAGGCATTTGTAAGAGAGTTCTTAATTTCTGCAACTGCTTCAACAATTGCTTCGTTAGATTTTTCAACAACAGTTTCTACTGCTGCTACCTCTCCCTCTTCTGTTTTTTCAACGGAAGAATCTGCACTACCATCTTCTGATTTAGCAATAGCAAGTTCTTCAACTGCTGGTGCTGCCTCATCGACTGCAGGGGCATTTGTTGCTTCTGCAACAACCTCTGCTGGCTGTGCCTCTGGAGCGACCTTTACTTCTTCAACTGCAGTTTCAATTACTGCATCTGTTGTTTCAGTCATAGGACTAACCTCCTTTGTAATCTTAATTGTACTAATGCCTTTAGCACTATCAACTAAGAACTTTATTGTTTCTGTGTTATTCTTATCGCCCTTTTCAATAAACCCAATGTTTTGCATTGGCTTCCCAGATGTAGGGCTTGTTTCGCTATCAGACTCTGAAACCATTACAATACCTGCTTCAGAATCCCAAAATACATTTTCAATTTCTGCCTTTGAAAGATATCCACTAATTACATTTTGACCATTAACCTTTTCAATGGACACAATGTTTGCAAATTGATTTGCTGGATTATCAACCAATGACAACTCATATAGATCATATTCTTTAATAATTCTAATACTTTTCTTTAAATCATCGTTATATGCATCATCCCAATTTTTAATATTACCGCCAATTGAGAAACCTTTATAGGTTCCATCTAATACTTTTTCCCATGCATCTTGTGCACCTTTTGAAACATAAGCAGATACATAAACTCCGCTATAAAACTTTTTTACTGATGGATCAAAGTAGCGATCTTCTTTAAATGACACTATCTTTCCTACTGCAGATGGTTGGTGCATTTCTCTTAAGTTGCCCCTGAAATTTTTAAATGCTTCAACGCTGGATTCGGTTGTTACAATGTCGCCTTGCTTATCAACATTATCAAGAGTTGCAAAGCCAGATACTATTCGGCGCTCAACATCTACTTTGCCAATAGGCATTGATAGACGAACGCTGTCGCCATTAGTTTCCCAATGTGCTTTATTTATTAACATATCGTTATCCATTATACCAAACTATTTTACGACTATCTCATTTATTGAGATGATCTACCCTCACCCTGTGCATTACGACCAGCAATGGTTGTTGTGGAGTCAGAGTTGTTATTTGTTCGTTCTGCATCTCTTTGACGATTTCCTGCCAGGTTTGCCCTTGAGTCAGTTGTTTGTCTTGCAGACATTACAAATGGCTCATCGCCATCGGCTCTTTGTGGAAGATCTAACTTTTCACGAGCCTCGTTTGGAGTCATAACCTGTGTCTTTACATACCGCTCAATGATTTGAGATTGAGCAATTTCATCGGTCAGGGTTAACTCATTAAACTTAAGTTCTAGAATATCAGTCTTTTCTTTAATAACTTTGTTAACAACTTTTTCAAGATGTTTTTGTGCTGGGCGGGAAACTTGTTCTTTAAAAGTACGATCTTGTGAAAGGGCAGCAGCAATACCTGAGTCTGCACCTCCAAGTTTAGAGATAGGCACTTGATGAGCAATAAGAATATCATCTCTATTTTGTTTACGATACTCTTTAAATGATCCTTCTTGAATACCATTTTCAATAGGTTCCATTTTAAACTCAACTTTATTATTTTCTGTATCTCCAGGAAGCGGAATGTAAAGGGTTCTGTGTGACTGAGACTTAAGTCCAGTCTGCAAAAATCTAAACATTTTGTCTTCACCGTCAGATGACAATTTGGCACCTTTTAAGGTTACGATATATCTTGGAACAGCCTTATTTTCAAAGTAATCAATGTTGTATTGTGAGGCAAGTTGATCTCCAATTAAAGACGGCATTGCGGCTATAATATCTGGAATACCATAAAATGTATTTAATGGAGAATATTCTTTATAATGAATAATTTCATTTGGACGTGGATCTGCAGTCATCGGGTTTTTATTTTTTGCCCCAAAATTTCTAAAGTAAACTACAGAATTACCAATGATCTGGACAAAGCCATCATGTAATCTACGCACACGAACTGTAGTTGCTGGGATGTGACCAAGATAGCCAATCTCCCCCGTAACAGTTCTACCTACTTCAAGAAACCCATTGCCAGTAGCCTGGACATCTGTGTAAAACTTTTCCATTGTTTTTGTAAAAGAATCATCATCGTTAAGATTCTCTAACCAGTCTTTTAATTCAAGTTTCATTCTTTCAATACGATTACGAGCACGATCAACTGCTGCTTGATCCTCGTTCATTTCAAACCTTAGCATTGTTCTATCTGCAATGTCAAAGCGGTAGCCAAGACCAACTACATTTTCTACCTTAGCATCAATAGCAGCATGATTAGCAAATGATGTGTCATAAAAGTTCGCTAACTCATACATGTTATATGGAGGAGTAATTACGTCAAATAGTCCATATCCATTTCTGTATACCGTGCCAGGATTAATTGCTTTTGATCCAGCATCTACACCAGATGGTGTTGCGTTAGCAGAATCAAGATATTGATTTGTTGCAAAATTCATTGCTTTAGTTACGTTCCTTGCAGTTTTTCTGCGGAAGTTTTGATCTAGTCCACCAAAATCTTTAAGTTGATCCCAAGACTTATTAAATGGATCTTGTTGTGTAAAAGCGTTTTCTTGTTCTGGTTGGGTATTTAAACCAACTCTTACGTATTCTTCACTCATCATTACCATACTTATCATAGGTTTGTCGTGCTGCTACCCAAGCACCATGATCATTCATGGAAGGAATTAAACCACTTTTCATTCTGTCTAATTGTTCAGAATGTTCTTCCTCGCTAATTCTTGTTAATCCAGGCACAAAAACTGCCTTTCCTTCTCCATCATCACCGTAATGTAAAGCAACTTTTCTTAATTCTGCAATCTTAGAAATGTCTCCACGCTCTGCTGGAATGTTTAATATGCTTCCATTGCCGTCAGTAAACCAGGCACCGCTAGATTTTTTGTACACATACAGGCCCCAGTTATAATCTTTTTCTATTACTTTGCGCCGTACATTGCCAACTTTTTTAAGAATCTCATTATCCATAACCATCAGTATACCATATTAGAGTGCTGAAGCGGTATTTATTGACCAACTGACATCTTGATATATTTTCATTTTATCTGAGTCTAGGCTTAAGCCATTGTTATCGTCAAATATGATTTTATTTGTTCCAAGATAGGTTTTATACACTTCTGATGGGTTTACACCATATAAGTCTGTTGATCCTATTACTAATACCCTGTTCCATGTAAAGTCATTATTAAAGTAGTAGTCCCACGTAAAATTTGTTATACCGTCTGTTTTAGCCTTTATCCAAGGTCTTGTTATTGTTTTTTGAACTTGTTGTAAATTGTTTGCTTGATAGTAAGAAACATTATTAAATAATACTGGACCATTAATATTTATTGATCCTAAGAATTCGTCAAAGTTAAGGGCAGAGGCAAAAGATATACCTAAAACGCCCCATTCCTTGGATGTTAGAACTGGCTCTCTAACTATAGAACCGTTCCAATAATAAACTATATTATCAACCACCTGATTATTTAAAAGGCTTTTTGCAAAAATTCTTGCCCTTAAACCAGTGTCGCTATCTGCTACTATATAAAATTTTATTGTATCTTCTTTATAAATAATTTCAAATAGTTCTGTAGGAACTGGAGGAAATTCTGTTTCAGAGTATCGAAGCCACATCTGAATAGCACTTATTAAATATTCTGAGGACAGGGTTTGATTTATAGGTAAAGAAATTCCACGGCTCTCCAAGGATAGTACCTCTCCACGTACCTGAATTCCAGAATCTTTTGTTAAATATAGATATGGAGTGCTTCCTTTATAAATTGTAAATGGATTTTTAGACTTATAGTCAAAGTAAATTCCTGAACGTTTATATGGAAATAAATCAATACCAAACCTAGTGCCAACAGGGTTAAATGAGTTATCATTAAACGCTTGAGAAGCAATCTCTAACTTGCTTAATAAAACTGGCTTATTTAATATTCCACGAACATTAAACTCTAAATGATAAACAATTGCCAACTCATTAAAATCTACCGTCTTTGTTGGATAGATAAGTGCATTATTAACAACCTCAAATTTTGTAGTTTCCCAATCTGGATACTCATCAATGTCTATAATTGAATCACGGTAGACTGGTTCAATTGTTGTAAAGTTACTATCAAGTAGATTTGCCCCATCTTGCACATATTGCAAAGTTACATAACTTTTAATTACAGAGTTGGTGGTGTCGTAGGTGTATGTTTTTGTAGACCTTTGCTCTACATCTTCATAGTTATTCCAACCAGTTAATAACTGATTATCAAAATCATAGTATGTTCTTTGAACTGGTTGAAAATAATTTTGATATAAATCTTCATAGGTCCATGAAGAAATTACTTCTTCTTCCGCTAAAGTTGTGGGGGATGGAGCGCTAAGGTTAAATTGTAAAAAGTCTAAATCATAAAATTGATTGCCAGCATCGTTAGTTACGTATTGACCAAAATAAGATAGTGGAAGATAGTCTTGCCAGGATCCAGAAACACCAATATCTAAAAAGTAAGCCCCGTAGGACTCTAATGGCAAAAGGGTGTAACTTGCTAAATGTTCAACTAAAGCAATTGCATTTTCTTCTTCTGTTACTCCGCTAATTGATAAGTCGTCAAATGTTGCAATACCGTCGCTATTAAAATAATCAGATATCGACAATGAATTTTTTAATGTTGAAAAACCAACAGAATATATTCTTCCTAAAAATGTTCCAGACAGAGAACCATCTCCACCAACATATAATTTTAAAGAATTTCTATTTCCAAAAAATGTAGCAAGGTTTCCTCCGTACGTGTCTACTAAAGAACTTATATTAATACCTACGGAAAAAAGTTGATGCTCCTCAATTGTTTCTGAAGTATATACGGTCTCATTTACTCCATTATAATTTAAAATGTAAGAAACTACGTCTTCGTCTTGTTGGATTACAAAATAGTTGCTATTAATTGAATTATATACTTTAAATAGTGTTTGAGTTGAATCAAGATTATGATTGCTAAACACTCCATAAAAAGTAGCAATCTGAGTATTTAAAATATTAAAACTTGTAAAATTAAAATAACATGCTTTTGCATTCCAAGAATTATTTGGTCGAAAAGTTATAAAGGTTTCATCATCAATTGGCCCAGAAACGCTATTTTGAATTGACTTATTGTCTTGATATAATTCTGTTAAAGTTTTGTCTGATAGATATATTTCTGGTAAAACATATTCTGGTGTTCTTAATACTTTAGAGGTTGTTGCTAGATTGTCAAAAGATCCTTGTTGCCATTCAGCAAAGTCTGGGTAAGAGTAGTTGGCGGTATAGTCTGCAAAAGAATAATCAATAAACGCTGCAGTGCCTCCATATGCTGAGTTTATGCCTTCTGGAGATATTACGCCTTGACCATAGACCCACCTTCTTTTTGCAACATTTATAGGAACCTGATACGAATATATAGCGACACAGTCAACATCTATTGGATTAATATCTGAATAAGAATAAAACCCTAGCCAATCTTGACTTTTGTCTGACTCATCATACTCTTCTGGTAAAACTAAATTATCTGTTTCTATAGTTAAAGAAGCAACTTCTTCTCCATTAAGAACCAAGGTAGTAGCATTTCTAATTAATCTTATTTGAATAAGCATTGGTCTGAACCATTCACCAACATAGTGAGAAACAAAGTCATTACCAATTACCAAAGTTAAAAATCCATTGTCTGCATATAGGCCGTCATTTGATGCTATTGGGCCAAAGATTTTTTTAGATGTTACGGAGTCGGAATTTATTCTTAACCAAAACTCAACAGTATATTCTTTATGTTGACCGACTTTGTTTAAAAACCCTTTACCTGGAATAATTAAAGAAGGCTCTCCATTTGGATTTGGACTAAGTGTTGTAACATTTGATGCTCCGTATACAAGAGGGATGCTAGTATTTTTTGCAAGCAATCTTTTGTCTGCAACAACACAATAAGCAGCGTCTCCAGACAATCCGTATGCTGGAGAAGACACAACCTGTGTTGAGTCTAATGCAATTGTTGCTGGCATTGATATTGGTGTAAGGCCAAGGGATGAATGATTAAACTCTTCAGACCATTGACCAACTGTGACTCCATTTATATAATATAAATAATCTGTTGAAACTGATCCGCCAACAGTAGATGTAATTTTTATAACTGATCTTAGCCCTGTATTTTCGTTAACAATTTCAGATGTTTGAGAAACAAAAATCCACTTACTTGTAGATGTTATTGGGTATGTTTTTAATTTTTGAACTATAGATGCAGTTGTTGTGTCTGTATATTCAAATCCAATGGAAATAGAGTCTATATATTGGCTATCAATATATACGTGGGCGCCTATGCAAAAAGTACCCATACTATTATTTAAATCTGAAAAATTTATCAAATCTGGACTAATACAAACAATATCCCCTGTGCCAGAAGGTGGGACGCTACCTAATAATTTATTTACTTCTACTGTAGGAAATGGAGCGTTAACATCTGATAACTCTATAGAAGGAGTTCCACCAGTTACCGTCCAAGAATCCTCTATGTCTTGATAATCTGAATCTATTAAATTAATATAGTCAATTGCGCCATCTAGTGCCCATAGTGCTAATGGGTGTTCTGCAAATATTTTTTCTGCATACAAATTTGATGGGGTAGACATATTTCTCCTATCCCCTTATTATAGCAGGATGAGAACTAATATAACTTAATCTCGCATGCGTCTGTTGAACAGTATTTCTCAGACTCAGCATCAAGATTGTCCTTGCCATCATAAATAGCAGACCAATCAATTTTGCCAATTGTTCCAACATAGGCATTATATTCTTCTTTTGTTATTTGAGTATATGGCTGTTGAGGATATGTCTTGTTGCCCATTGGTAAAAATGATACTGCTTTTAATTGACCCTCATACATATGGAGTGCTGGAGCAATATGTTTAGACTCTAATTCTTTATCAAATGAAAGAGTTACAGATACGCCATTGTCAGACCAATACTTTTGAGCAGTTGCTGCCAAACCAATCTTTTCAAAAAGACTTACATCTTTTTCAGATCTTGGATGTCCAGATGCTACTGGGAAATATACCACTGAAGTGTTTGCAGATACTAGGTCTGCTTCAATTTTATACCCTGCCGCTTTAAATAAATGAAGCATTGGGTCTGTATTACCAAACCTAATAGCACGAAGATAAAATGCTCCTCCAGGACCCCAATGAACTCCAGGAGTTGCACCAGAAAGTAATGATACAGAGCCAGAAGGTTTAACGGTAGTTACACGAATTGATTCACGTACACATAACCATTCTGAATATGAGTGATCGTATGCACGAATCTTTTTATACCCTTCGTCCATCCACTCACGAATTACTGGCATACCTTTTGTGTCTGCAAATGAAGCAATACCAGTTAGAGATGTTCCGATACGACGATTACGTTGCATAATTCCGTTTGTAGTTTGCCAATGTGTTGGCATTAACGTAACAGTCTTGCCATATAAATATGCAAACTTTAATGTACGAAGAAAATCTTCTTTATCTTCATGACGGTTTAAATGAACTTCTACAAGAGTGCATAACTCGTAAGACTCTAGTGGTTGCTCAGCACATGGATTAAATCCCATAACTCTAGAATCTTTATAATCTGGAGCATCTGCTAGTCTTCCATAATCCCTAGCAACATCTAGCCAAATAAATCCTGGCTCACCATTATCTGCAATTAAATCAACATAGTTTTCATATTTTGTTCCAACCTCTGCAGCAATAGAATTATTAGACATCCATGCCCATCCTGGATTTTTTGAATCAAATGAGTTTCTATCTGGAAAAACCTCTGCATTTTTTAAATTAATAAAATCCTTATCTTCTGGTAATCCTAAAGCCAAGGTAGCAGAACGACGAACATTTCCAGACACAACACATGTACCAATAAGATTAATAATATCTACAATTGCTCTGGAATCAAGTTTTTCTTCTACTCTACCACCAATTACTGCGTCTATCTTGTTATGTAGTGCAATAAGTGGTGCTGGACCGCTAGCAACCCCTCCAAAGCCTTTTATGGGGGCACCTAGAGGACGGATAAGGTCATAGTTAAACTTCTGTATAGCCTGATTAGGTCGCAGGTATGAGTTTAAAAGCATTCTTACAGAATCTACCCATCCTTCACGAGTATCTGGAATATCCCATATATTTTGTGGTTCTGTTGGAGCATAAATAGGCATTTCTTTGTCTTGACCAATAGTGTCAAACCCTACACCTATACCTAACATTAAAGCATCCATTACCCAAGCAAACAAGGCTCCTGGATCATTACGATCAATATCACGAGTAGATACCATTGCACAATTTTGAAGGGAAGCAGAATTACGTTTTTCCATAGTCATGGGGGTTCCAAATGCCCACAAACCACGACCTGGTGGTGTCCATTTTAATTCAAACATTCTTTGAAATGCTTCTTGGGCAGATTTTTGTGCTTTGTTGTCATTCCAGGGTAGGCGATTATCTTTAGCATGGTTTTTTTGTACTGAGTACATTCCTTCAATTACCCGCTTACAAACCTCATGCCATCTTTCTTTTGTTCCATCTTCTTTCATACGGGAGTATGTTCGTATAAAGGTGATCTCCCCCAGTGAGTTAGAGCCTGCGTCTGTAAATCCAAAAGGTGCTGGCACTGTAGAGTATTTGTTTACAAACTCATCTGACAAACGAAAAGAAAAGATATCCAACATTGATTTTTCCAACTTTCTATTAAAAAATTTTATTAGCGCTTTACTAATCGTAAAGTAATCCTAGTATATCACAACATTAAAACAAAAATTTACACGTAAACAATAAAGTAAATGTTTACTTTAGGGTTAAGTACTTATATAAAGTAAAAGTTGTACTCATTATCAAAACTTACGACTATTTATATTACACATCTCTATTTGATTTATATTTACATGTTTTGGCAGAGATCCAACCCAATAAATTGCGTTTGCTAAATCTTCTGCAGATAGGGCGTCATCTCTTTTTTGTTCTTGAGTATCGATTGTAGCAGGACAGATTTCAGTTATTTTTATATTATATTCAGGAAATTCTAACCTCATCGTGTCCACCAAACCTCTTTGCCCACGTTTAGCATTGGTGTAGTTTCCCCCTCCCCAATAAGGAATCTTTCCACCAAAAGACGTTACAAACACAATAGTTGCAGACTCTGACCTTTTTAAACATGGCACAAATAATTGAGATAAATACATTGGCCCTGTTACATTAACATCATATGCCCGTTTAAAATTTTCTGGAGTTTCATTAATTATTTTTGTAGGACTGACCCCACCTCCAGCATTATTTACTAAAAGATCAATAGTTATATCTTTGTAAGTTTCAAAAAACTTTTCTATTTCTGGAAAATCTGTTATATCTAATTTATAAGTTTCAACATTTTCTGAAATTAATTCTGAAATTTTTGATAAGTTTCTGGATACTGCTATAACTTTATATCCATTTTCAGATAAAAGTTTTACAGTTGCATATCCAACACCCTTGCTAGCACCAGTTACTATTGCCGTTTTCACCTATACTGACCTAGTGAATCCAGTGTTGAGGAACCATTATCTTTTCGCCACTTTTAACTAAGTGTGCTGTATGGTGATACGGTGGTGAAGGAGGAAAAACAATAATACTTCCTGCCTTTGGCTTTACATAAAAACTATAATTTCCATTATTTTTTGCTTCTTCAAAATCTGACTCTGGGCTAGGCTGAGTCAATACTCCTTCTGGAGAGGCAATTGTAAAAGAAATTTCTCCACCCTCATAATCATCATTTAAGTACATAACAAAAGAAACTTTAAGTCTTTCGTCACCCTCTTGTTGGTCAAAGTGAGCCCCCATGTATGTTCCAGGCATATATTTTTTAATTGGATACTGAGGGAATAATTTTGGCTCATCTGTAATTCCTTGTGCTTTGGCATAGTCTCTTGCTACATCATCAAATGCTTTTTGTAATGTTTTATATATATAATCATTTTCTAATGACTCGACAATATTTTTATCTGTTCCATACACATATTCCTGTCCACTACAAGCCATCCACTCACCCCAAGGATTCTTGTTATCATTTTCAATTGCTTCAACAAGTTTTTTAGGATCTTCTATTACATTTGTGTAATAATAGACTTTTTCTTCAAGTATTTCTTTATCCATGGCATTCTCCTTTAGTATTTATTTTTAACATAGTGGTCTACTTCTTTTATAAAGCCAACCAAAACATATCTTATTGGTCCCTCACCAACATGTCTTACTCCATGCTCATATTTTTCATTTCCTGGAAAAATTAAAAGTTCTCCTGGTTTTGGCCTTAATTCTAAATTAAGATTTTCAAAAAACAGTTCTCCCTTATTGTAATCATCATTAAGATATAGTATTGTAGCGTATTTAATTGATGGATCAGTATGTTGGTCTGTATGGTGTTTTAGTTCAATTCCAGGCTGCATTCTTTGAATAGTAGCAAAACCGCTTAAATGTGTACTTGGGTCTGATTCTACAACCATGTCATTAAGTCTTTTATAAAAAGGCTTATACTCTTTATAATGTGAAATGTTTAAATTTTTATCAGCCCAGTTTTGAGTAATTTCAAATTTGCCTTCAGCAACAAGATTTTCAACATCATCTCTACCAAATTTTTCCATACAAAATCTTGGTAAATTTGATAGATATTCCACTTCCCAATCTGCTTGAGATGCTTCATTAATTTTACTCCATATAAAATCTACTTCTTCTTTTAATGGATAGTTTTTAACTAATAATAACTCTTCTGTTATTTCTTCAAATTCATAATTATTTTTTGCTAATTGTTGCTTAAGGTTATTAATCATCCTATATCTCCTCTGGTTTATACTTATTTCCATACACGTCTATTTTCCACCCTTGCTTAAGCAATTCTTGCCACTCTGCTCTTTCAATTTCTTGTTTTGCTCTGGTTTCTTTCATTTCTGCTGCCCAGGCATCTCTTAGTTCTTGTGGATATGCATCTTCTTCACGGTCATCCCAAAAAGAACCTATGGTATATCTAACACCATTAGTAATAAGTGTCACTTCATGCATATTATTAAATCCACCATCAAATGCGGCAAGCGTTCCAACTCTAGGTTGAATATTTAAATCTTGATTTGGAAATTGTAAAAGGCCTCCATCAAAATTATCATTTAAATATAAAAATGCTGCATACCTACTTCTAGTAAACGCTCCAGAATTTCCATGTTCATCTGTATTATCAGAATGAATTCTAGCGTAAGCCCCTGGCTCCCATTTTTGTGTATGATATCCAATTTGACAAATTATTTTTGGATCAAGATCATGAACACTTGCAACTGCATTTATAATTCCTTGTTTAATTTCTGAAAAAATATTAGGACTAAGACCTTCATTAATAACATCTTCATCATTATCTTTTGGCAATACAGATGAGTAAGATTCATAAAAAGATATAGGCATCCAAGTAATTTTACCAGCATCTGCATGTTTGTCTAAAACTTTTATTAATTTTGCACAAGTATCTTCATCTATAAAATTTTCATAAATTACAATATCTTTGGTTAATCTTTTTTTATTATTTAAATTCATGGTTTTCTATCTCCAGTATGTTCTATAATTTCCCAAAAAAATGGACAGGTGTATCGAATACCACTCTTAATCTCTGTTACTCCGTGAACATAATTCATATCCCCTGGGAAAAAATATGCTGCACCCTTTTTTGGTTTAAACTGAACACCTTGCAATGGGAAGTATAACTCTCCACCCTCATAGTCTTCGTTTAAATAAAATAGGCTTGAAAGATCATAGTTTGGAAAATCATTAGGAAGTCCAGCATCTGGACCTTCATGTAATTCTTTATCTGCATGAGGATTTTGAAATTGTCCTGGAAGCCATCTAACAATAGTTGTGCCAGTAGGAATAACTTTTACCTTATAAAACTCTTCAACAATTGGTTGTAATCTTTGAAACAATCCAGCAATAACTGGTGCAATTTTAGGATCATTTTTATCTAATGTTGGAGAGGTTGCAACCCTATCTTTCCAATAATCAGAATCGTATACAACTGTGCCATTTTCATTAACATGTGTTTCTGTTACATCCCATATAGTTATAGACTTAGCAGCCTTTTCTAAGAAATCTATTTCTTCTTGAGTCATAAAGTTTTCTAACTCAACAATCATTTCTTTACTATTTCCAAACCACCCAGAAGGTGTCATTGAAGGTTTTCTAACTACTACCGATGCCTGCGTTTTGTCCATAATTTTATTATATCATAGGGTTTTATATCCCCTATAACTCCATCTGTATTTCTAATTGCTTTAAAAATCTATTTGGGTCAAATCTCCAATTATCCTTAGCAAATGAGGTTACAATTTTAACACATAACTCCTCATAATCTTTTTTATCTAACTTATCTTTAACTGAATGCAACGCCTCGACAGTATCTATATAGTTTTGCCTAACAAAAGATGGATCTCCAGCATGGTTTCTTCTTAAAATTTTAGTATCAACTTTCCCGTTTGGATAATATAAAGATATTTTTTGATGTTGTTTTGCAAATCCTGCATCTTGATACATTTCATATCCCTCTATAGCCTCTTCTAAACTGTAAAAAGATACAATAGACCTTATTGTTTCTTCTTCATCTCTACATACTGTCAATAAATAATGATATACTTTTTCATTTTTAATTTTGTTAAGATATTCATTAAGAATATACGTATTTGATGTATTTAATTGACTCATAATGTTGTGTTTGGTAATTTATCTTTTACATAAAGTTTTAAAACTTTAACCTCATGATTACCTAAAGACTCTCCCTTTTCATTTATAGCATCCCTATACCAATCAGTCCAACCTCCAGTAGAATTTATTTTTTGTGCTGCCTCGCCATATGAAATATTTGCATTTGTTCTTAATCTTTCTTCGTCTTTCCATTCTAACATTTCAATTGTAGTATTATTTAAATTTGTTAAAGATATTGGAATTATAGTTGCTAATGGAGTTCCTGCTTTTATAATTACTCTTTCATTTGCCTTTTTTACTTTAATTGCTAAGGGCAATGGATTATCATAAAAAGAAGTACTAATTATATTTGACATTGTTTCAAAATATTCATTAAAATAATTAACTGGATTTATTGTTAAAATACTTATATCGTTATCTGTTTTAAAAATTAAACTAGTATTGAAACTTATTGATGATTGTCCTCTTCCGCCATAAGCCCCCGAAGGACTAAATATTTCAACATGTTCGCTAGTTTGATCATTAATCCCATCCCAAATAAAATCAATATCTTCCAAACAAGAAAGGCTCCAGCCAACAACATTGGCCTGAGTTACTGGGAAACACCTGTATGCATGTTTTTCTGATGTATTATCCATCCAATCTCTTTTAATTGACATTGGAGTAATAACAAAATTACACCCAGGCATTTTTTCAACTGATATATTTAACACTACTCATTGTCCCATTTTGGATCATACATGTCTGGTGTGTGATATTTTTTACTGTAGTCTAACATTGTTACAATAGAATATTTTGTTCCAGAGTGAACGGGCATTGCCTGATGTGGATACATAAAATTAGAGGGGAATATATAAAGATCTCCAGCCTTTGGTTTAATATTTAAATTCTGCAATCTAAAATACAACTCTCCGCCATCGTAGTCATCATTAACATATGCAACTAAAGAAACTGTGCAATTATAAGAATACCCATGATCATGATGCTCTTTAAAATGTTGTTTTGGACCATACTTAATAAAATTAAAAGCCTCCCAATATTTTAATTTCATAATATTGTAGTCTCGTCTATAGTCTTCAACGGCTGCTGCCTGAGCATCGTAAACGTCTTGCCAGAGTTCCTGTAGTTTTAGTGAATCTTCACTTTTATCTTGTTCTATATCAGTTTTTTTAAATTTAAAATCTACACAATCTCTATAGTCAGGCATTAATTGTTGATAACCTACGTATGCTGGCATCCAATGGTATGCTTTTCCTTCTGATGATAACTCTCCATACCCAGCAACAGAACCCAAAGTGCTTTCAAGTCTATTAATTACATCAAATTCTTTTTTTATTACTCCACGATAGCAGGTTATTCCCTGTCCAAGACTTTCTTTTTCTGTCCATGTTTGCATTTTATCCCCCTATTTATATTCTCTTTTTGTCCATACTTTACTTTTATATACCCCGCCGTCAGGCTGTCTATAAAAACTTGCATTATTTACCATTTTATCATACATTTCTGATTGATTTAAAATATCAATTTCATGTTGCCAATCTTCTCTTTTAAATGGAAGAATTTGTAGATAAGGAGTTCCTGCAGGCAGGGTTCCTTCCCAACCATCTGCAATAAAAAATGGAAAACTACCTAAAAGATGAACTTTATCTGAATCTACAATACCAGTAGTATTTATAAAAGGTAAGTCAAATCTATTCATGGGCGTCATGAATAAAGCGCTATAGCCTTCTGGTAGTTCTATTCCCCAATCTGGCATCCAAGCAAAATGGTTTTTATAAAATCCTTTAGGGTGTTCAAATTGTGGCATTGCTGGCCTTGCGCTACAAAAATCTTTAAACTTTATATCATCTACCTTAACATCAATTGTGCCTTTAGAATTTTTAAAAAATGTTAAGTCACATGGAGTTTTAAAAGTATATCCCGTCATAAATGCATCTAGAATTGCTGGACAAGCCTTCCAGGTTGGAATCTTGCCGTAATCATCTTTGGTTCCTGGCTTTGGAAAAGGACAAACCTCTTTTGGTGCTTTATAATATTCTCCATTTGGCATTTTTGCAAATCTATCTGCATCTTTATACCATTGGGGAATTATGTCTTGTGTTGGAACTGGAACAGAAATACTTTTTTTATTTAACCAAGGTCTAAATGATCTAAACTTAACAACTAAAGACACTACTTATGTCCTAATTCATTGATGTCCGTCATAACTACAACACAATATTTTGCTCCATTTTTCATTGGCAAAGATGCATGTTCGTAAATATAGTTAGATGGACAAAGCAAGATATCCCCTATTTTTGGAGTATGAGTATAGTTATTAAATCTTGGAAATCTAATCTCTCCACCTTCATAATCATCATTAATATATATTACTGCAGAAACTGTACAATTATATGCTGGTCCATGATCTGCGTGGATATTAAAGTGTTTACCTTCACCCTCATATTTTACAAAATTAAACGCTTCATAATATACTATATGTATTCCCCAATATTTTGCATAATCATCAACACAAAACTTTAATTTTTGATATATTTCTTCATGTAGATCAAGAAGTTCCGCATTATGCTCATTCCTTAAACCTAAATTTTCTTTTTTATATTTAAAATCAACACAATCTCTTGCTTTTTTTATTGGTTTTTCTGAGTTTGTAACTGTTGCATCTGACCACTTATATTTACCGCCACTATTTAAATTAGATTCAAGTATTTTTATATATCTTTCAGAATCTTCTTTTGAAAATACATTTCTGTATAAATTTATACCCAATTCTGGATTTTCAACTACAATATTATTTCCTATAGTTTTTACTGGATATCTATTTGTTGATGTTTCTGATCTATCTTTAGTAAACCATGGTATTTGATTTTCATCTTCATATATCATATAAATTATCTCCGTCTCTTTATTATATTGTATCATAAAAAAATGTTTTATTTATTAAACAATAAAAGTAATAAAAAATATTTAATTTATATTATTTTTTATTACTTTTATTATTTTTTTATTTGTTTAAAAAAAGATTAACCAAACATAATGTTACTGTTCTTACTGGAATATAATGTTACCGCCACCGAAACCTGGGAAGAACGGGAAGAATGGTGGGAAGAACGGGAAGAATGGTGGGAAGAATGGGAAGAACGGTGGGAAGAATGGGAAGAACGGGAAGAATGGTGGGAAGAACGGGAAGAATGGTGGGAAGAACGGGAAGAATGGTGGGAAGAATGGGAAGAACGGTGGGAAGAATGGTGGAAAAAATGGAGGAGTAGTTACACTACCTGATGCATTTGAGGTTCCTGAGTTACCATTATCGTTAGTTGCATAAACTGTATAAGTTTGTGAAGTATTTGCTTCTTGAGTAACATTAACACTTGTTGTTCCTGAACCTACTGTAGCGCCTTTTCCATCAGAAGATGCCCAAGTATATCCAGTAATTGCTTTACCACCATTTGCAGGGGCAGTCCAAGAAACATTATCATTCAATGCTGAAGTTGTTACGCTTGGTGCAGAAGGTGTTGCTGGTACTGTAGTTGCTGTAATAGAGTTAGAGGCAGATGAATCAAGTGATGAACCTGATAGGTTATTTCCTTTAACGGTAAATGTATAAGATGTATTGGATTGCAATCCTTCAATTGTTATAGGTGAAGAAGAGCCAGTTGCTGTATAACCACCTGGTGATGATGTAACTGTAAAAGATGTTGCTGGCGCTCCTGCTCCTTCAGAAAAGGTTACAGTGGCAGCACCGTTGTTAAATGCACGAGATGTTCCCACATCAGTTGCTGTTCCAATTGTTGGGATGCCAGGAGCACCCTTCGCAGAGGAACTAATGGTGCCCAGAATATCTGTTGCCATTAACCTACCCTTTCCGTTCTTTAATTAAACTAACTAATATCTCCTACAACGTACCAAACATCTGAACCTTCATATACGCATGTTGCTGAAGAATACTGAGCACGAAGTTTTGGAGCAGTAGCGGTTGCACCAGTGCTTCTAATAGTAACTCCAGAGCCTTGTGCAAAAGTAACTTGGCCTGCACCTTTTTGAAGAACAGTTATCTGTGATCCAGTTGCGTAAGCAACATCACCTGATGGTGGAATAGTAACTGTAATTGCTGAACCATTAGAGGCTGTTACAACTTTTCCAGCATCACCTAAAACAAGTGTGTATGTTGTTCCAGTTTGAGCATTAAGTCCTAGATTAATTTTAGGGGCTGTTAAAGTTTTGTTTGTTAAGGTTTCTGCTACATCTTTTAACAATGTACCGTTTAGATAAAGTGATTTTCCAGATGCTAAATTAATATGCTCGGAAGATGTCCAAGCGTCTGTAGCGTCAACCCAGTTAAAGGTTTTATCAGTTGCGCCTTTAAGTGTAATACCACCGCCATCTGCTGTTGTGTCAGTTGGTGATGTTACATCTCCAAGGATTATATTCTTGTCTTCAACAACTAAATTAGTTGAGTTAATGTTTGTTGTAGTTCCACTTACAGTCAAATCTCCACTAAGTGTTAAATTTGCTGCAGATACTGTTCCTGTAAATGTTGGATCTGCTAAAGGTGCTTTGGCAGCAAGATCTGTAGTTAATCCAGAAATTTTAGACTGAGCAATTGCTGCAGAGGCATTAATATCTCCATCAACAATAGTTCCATCAGTAATCATTGTGCTTGTAACTGTTCCAGTGTCTCCAGTAGTAACAAAGTTAGAATCTGAAAGAGCAGTATTAAATTCGGCTGTTGTTCCGCTTACAGTATTTGTTGCTAAAGAAATAGATTTGTTAGAAAATGTATTTGTTGATGTTGCGCTAACTGTAATATCGGTTGTAAAAGCAATTGTTCCTGAAGCATCTGGAATTGTAATTGTTCTGTCAGCAGTTGGATCTACAACAGTTAATGTGGTTTCAAAATCATTTGGTGTAGAACCTTCAAGAACAATGCTTCCATCGGTAATTTGTAGATTGCTTACTAGTGGACTTGTTAGTGTTTTGTTGGTAAGGGTTTGTGTAGCAGTATCAACAACAAGTGTTCCTGCTGCATCAGGGAATGAAATAGTTATATCAGAGGTTGGATCTCCCGCAGCAAGAGTAAGTTCATGATCGTTTGCTGTAGTACCTTCAAAAACAACTGATGTACTTAGTACTCCAACAGAAGTAATATCTGAAAGGTTGCCAGTTGTAATTACTGTACCAGTTACGTCTGGAAGTGTAATAGTACGATCTGCTGTTGGGTCTTGTGCTTGCACAGTAGTTTCAAATTCATTTGGTGTTGCACCCTCAAATATAATTTGACCAGAAAATACTCCAGTATTAGTAATATCGGACATATTTCCAGTTGTAATTACTGTACCGCTAGCATCTGGGAAAGTAATTACACGATCTTCAGTTGGATCTCCTGCAGAAAGTGTTAATTCAAAATCATTTGGAGTAGTTCCTTCCATTGTAATGGTTGAACTAAATATTCCAAGGGCTGTAATATCTGAAAGGTTGCCAGTTGTAATTACTGTACCAGTTACGTCAGGGATTGTAACTGTACGGTCTGCGGTTGGATCTGTAAATTGAAGAGTAGTTTCAAATGCATTTGCTGTCGCACCTTCCACAACAATTGAACTATCTGAAATTATAAGTCCTGAAATTGATGGACCTTGTAAAGTTTTATTTGTAAGTGTTTCATGTGTATCACGAAGAACAAGTTGTCCACTTGCATTTGGAATTGTAATTGTGCGATCTTCGGTTGGATCTTCTACTGATAAAGTAGTTTCATAAGAGTCGGCGGTAGCGCCTTCAAAAGTAATGCTTGTACCAAAAGCAGGATTTGCAGTTGAGTTGGCATCAATAAAATAGTCTATGTCTGCCCAGTGATTTGTTCCATCACCAATTTTAAATTTATTTGTGTCTGACTCCCACCCCATTTCACCAGCATTTAATACTGGATTTGCTGATGTCCATTGAGCCGCAGTACCTCTGCGTTGCTGCATTCTGGTTGCCATTTATTACTCCTTTGGTGTATGTATATATTATAACAGATAATTAATTAAAATTATCAACAGCCGTTCCACCATCATATGTTGCTTCAAATGATGCTGTATTATATAGCCCACCACTTACAAGAACTCCTGGCTCGTTGTATGCTCCACCACTAATAAAAGTACTTACGATTAAACCATTTCCGTCAATTGCTGTATCATGAATGTGATCTTGAAGTGATTCTGCATCTTCTAATGTTGCAATTGCAAGCCATTCACCACTGTAGTAAACATGTACACGTTCTGTTAATGTATCAAACCATAAATTTCCATTTGCTGGAGTTGCTGGCTTTGTTGTTCCAATTGTTGGGGTTCCAACTGCTGTATCTACATATAGTTTTGTTGCTGCATGTGCATTTTGAGTAGGTGTGGCAACTGTAACAGTTCCTCCAAAAGTACCGCCTTCGGCAACGTTAATGCCGTGCTTTACTCTAAAGTCCTTATTTACGGTTGCCACTTCCGACCTCTATTTCTATTTATGCTTCGATATAAGTTTTGCTTACTTTAACAGCAGTATCTGCTGATGCACCAGTTACCTGAAGAAGAACGTTTCCACTGCTGTAAACAGCGTTAGTTGTTCCTAGTTCAGCATTGCTGATTACATCTGCATACTCTGTTAAGTAAACGGAATTGTTTCCATCAACTGTAACAAGTAATTCAATTACTTCAATATCATTACCCTTTTTCATTTGTACGATATATTTAGCACTTGAGTATGTAGTTGCTGACCATGTATCAATTGTTGTTGCTGAAGTTGAAGCGGTAGCAAGAGCAGATCCAAGAAGAACATCTGGAAGAGCAATACTTGTAGCAGTTGCTGCACCAAGAGTTGGTGTAGTAAAGGTTGGACTGTTAGTAAATGCTACTGTTCCAGATCCTGCTTCATCAGTTAATGCTGATGCAAGGTTTGCAGAAGATGGAGTTGCAAGGAATGTTGCCACGCCTTCTCCAAGACCTGAAATACCAGTTGCTACTGGAAGACCAGTTGCATTTGTTAAAGTTGCTGCTGATGGAGTTCCAAGATCAGGAGTTGTTAATGTTGGTGATGTTAGTGTCTTGTTTGTAAGGGTTTGTGTACCTGTTAATGTTACTACAGTTGAATCAATATCAAGAGTGTTTCCAGTCTTGTCTAATCCTGTACCCGCAACAATTTGTCCTAAACCAGTAAACTGAGTAAAGGTAAGTGCTGTAGTTCCAACTGTGATTGCACCATTATTGGTTAATGTATAACCTTGATCAGCGTTTACAGTTCCTTGTTCTACGAATACTGCAAAGTTTGCAGTAACTTCTGCACCTGAATCTGCATCAGTTGAACGATCTGGGGCACCAGATGCCTTAACAACGTAGATACCGTTTTCTGAACCAGTTGACTGATCTTTAACAAGAACACGATCTCCAGTAGCAAGAGTTACGCCATCAAGGACATCTCCATTTTCAAGATCAGAAGCAAGTGTTACGTTAGCAGTTGTTGCTGCTCGTACAGATGCTTTCCAGTCAATACCTTGTGCTGCTGAGTCTACATAAGACTTTGTTGCTGCATCTGTTGCATCTGTAGGAGTTCCAAGACCTGTAATCTTGTTTGTACCCATTGCGATTGCGCCAGACATTGTTCCACCAGCAAGTGCTAACTTAGCAGCAAGATCTGTTGTAAGATTTGCAATCTTAGACTGAGCGATTGCAGCAGCAGAATTAATGTCTGCATCTACAATTGTGTCATTAGCAATCTTTGCTGAGGTTACTGCACCGTCTGCAATTTTTGCTGTTTCTACAGAGTCTGCAGCAAGTTTACCAGCAGTTACGTTAGCATCTGTAATCTTTGCTGTGGTTACTGCGCCATCTGCAAGTTTGCCAGTGGTTACGTTTAGGTCTGTAATCTTTGCTGTGGTTACTGCACTATCTGCAATCTCTGCTGTATTTACAGCACTATCTGCAATCTTAGCATTTGTAACTGAGTTTGCAGCAAGTTTTGCATCTGTTACGTTAGCATCAAGAATCTTTGCAGTTGTAACTGAGTCTGCAGCCAACTTTGCTGCTGTTACGTTTGAGTCTGTAATCTTTGCAGTTGTAACTGAGTCTGCAGCAAGTTTTGCTTCTGTTACGTTAGCATCTGTAATTTTTGCTGTAGTTACTGAATCTGTAGCAAGTTTTGCTGCAGTTACGTTTGCATCTGTAATTTTTACGGTAGTTACTGAATCTGAAGCAAGCATTGTTGCTGTAACTGTACCAGTATCACCAGATGTAACTACGGTACCTGTTACGTTAGGAAGTGTAATTGTACGATCTGCTGTTGGGTCTGCAACTGTAAGAGTTGTCTCGTAGTCATCTGCTGTTGCGCCTTCAAACACAATGCTTGATTCAAAAACACCAACTGCTGCTGGTGCTTTCCAGGCAATTCCATTTGTTGCATTTGAGTCTGCAGTAAGAACATAGTTATCGGTTCCAACGGCGAGACGAGTTACTGCGTCTGCAGCAGATGCTACTAGTAAATCACCTTTTGCGTCTACTAATGCTTCTGTTAATATATCGTGAGAGTTAACGGTCGCAGTTGATCCTTCAACTACCAGTCCCGCTTTTACTCTAAAATCTTTTGTTACGGTTGCCATCTTTTATCTCCTTGGTTAAGCCTTTAATCCCATACGCATGTAGCGTAGAGTTATAGGGGTTTGTCCTCCCACTGGAACAACAGTTAGTGAAACTGTATCTCCAGCCCGTGAAACAGAGATGGTGCCAATATTCCCATCGTTGTCTATCGTTGCATATTCTGTAACTGAAACACCTGTTCCATCTACAAGAATATTCATCTCTGTGGCGTAATATTTATTTGCGCCTCCAGAAGTCTTTTTAATTGAGATTACATATCTCATTGATCTAAATTCGCTTGCTAAAAAGTTGTCAAATACTGTTGAATTTTCAATGCCATTAATTGTTGATTCGTTATTTCCAGAACTACCCAAATCTGTTGCTTGTGCTGACAGGGTGTCAATTAAATCAACATAGTTTTCCTGGGTTGGTCTATCTCCAGTTTGAAATAATGCTTTTACTGCTGAGAGCGATACTTTAGCCATATAGGAATTATATCATATTATTAAAGAATATAGTTATTAATTCCAATAATTTGAAGTCCAATTCCAGGTACTCCAGAATATGGAGAAGGTATTCCAATTGTAGTAAATCTAATTCTAAAAGGTAAAATTTCACTAATTTTTATTCCAGTGTTTATTGGAATAATTTTAGCAACTGCGTAATCTACTGACTCAATCTTTTTGGTTCTTTGTGTAGTTTCATCAATAATTATTGCTAAAGCCATTACGACTCGCTATTTGTTACATCTTCAATAATTATCATTGTTCCTCTGGCTACCGTCCAAACCCTACTCTCATCACTTAATTCAATATCAAAGATATCGCCAGTCTCTAGCATTGTTGAATCATTTGCACTTAGTGAAACTGTAAACTCTCCGTCTAAATCTGTTTCTGTTGGAGAAGGTGCTAATTCTACAATTAACTCTGCATCATCTGTAAACTCTCCTGGTTTAGTATTTGGTCTTTTAATTTCCATTGCAATGTTCCAGTCTTCAATAACTAATGGATCTTTATTGTCGTCTGTTACATATACTCTAAATGCTGCAGTGTCTCCTCTAACTACCGTCCAAGTTACGGTAGGTGGTGTTAAGCCAACAGAATAAGAACTTTGTTGTTGTGATCTCAGTATTGCCATTATGATAAACCTGCTTTCAGTGATCCCCATGTGCCGTTGCCTTTTGGCTGACCAACAACTAATATTCCAGTTGTTGCGTTAGACTTTCCTACTATTGCTACCGCACCAGAACCAGTTGCTGGCTGTGTTGCTGTTAGTCCTCCACCATCTGCAACATAAAGAACATTTCCAGCGGTAAAAGAAGTTGTATTTGCATCAAGAATTACTCCAGAGATAGTAACAACGCCATCTGAGTTATTTGCAATTGCAGAACTTGTTAATCCTAATACTGGAAATGTACTAATATTATCGGAATCACATTTTTCAATTGTTGTTTTTGTATTAAATCCAGTTACATAAACTGGTGTTGCTTTTGCAATTGTTGAACCACTTATATTTCTAACTTCTATTGTATGATTTACAAGAATAGGCAAGATAAGTTCGATTTGCTCTGCTAATTCTTGTAAATCTCCATGAATATCTACTGGATCGCTAGAAAGCGGATAAGGAAGGTCATAGTTTGCAGTTACACCAGTTGCCATAATCTTATTATTATACCACTTCATACTGTAATATTTTTAATAAATGTTCGGGTATATTGATAAAGTTGACTTAAATCCCTAAATCATGTTATAATTAATGTACTACCGAAAGGTAGTTTTTGTTTCTAAGGAGGTAACACTAATGAGAAACATTGAAAAAAAGGTTTGGTTGGGGTTACTATCTATCGTTGGCTTGGTTGCGCCTTTTAGCAATTCTGCTAATGCTTTAGATAATAATTTATTGACTAAACCATCCGTTGAAGCCGTTCCAGCCCCTACAGGGGCTTTTCTGGTTTCTAAGGAGAGTATATTAAAAAAATATGAAAATGCTCATAAATTAACTGATAGCCAGTTAGTTGACCTATTGAAGGCTATAGGGTTTAAAGGTGATAAATTAAGAACAGCATGTGCAATTGCAAAGGCTGAATCTAATGGAAGACCTTTTGCTTTTAATGGCAACTCAGAAACTGGAGATAGTTCTTATGGAGTATTTCAAATAAACATGATAGGAAAACTGGGTCCTGATCGTAGAGAAAAATTCGATCTTGACTCTAACGTTGAATTATTTAACCCAGTTACTAATTCACAAATAACATTTCACATGACTAAGGGTGGTAAAGATTGGTCAGCATGGAGTTCTGTGAACGGACCACGGTACCAAGAATGGTACAACAAGTATCCATGTAAAGCGTAAAGATTAAATATAAAAATACCCTCCTTGCTTTTGGTTTGGAGGGTTTTTATTTGTCTCGTCTTGGAGGCATCCCAAGAGATCTATGTTCTACAAATACGTGCGAAACATAATTTGGAATAAACTCTAAATATTTTGTGTCTATTCCAGACTCTATAAAAAACGCAGAAACTTTTTCTTTTGGAACGTCTAGTTGTCCAGACATCAACATAGAAAGCCTGTTAGTTGATTCTTCAACATGTTTCCAATAAGGTTCTTTTCTGTCGTCTGCCCAAGGTCTAAGGATTTCTCTTGTTACCGAACCGTTTGCTTGACGGTGTGACTGATTATGAAAAACATCTCTTGTTCCAATAGAGTATATTTTCCAATTTTTTGCATAAGTTCTTAATGATAAAGCAAACTCTTCTGTGTTAAAAGATTCTTCATCATTAATTCCAACTTCGTTAACCCATTTTTTAGGTGCAAAAAGATAACAACATGTTGCCCAATATGAACGCACAACTTGATCTATTTCTAATACACTGTATCCTGGAAATTTAAAGCCTGGAATTAATTCAGCAAAAAAAGAACCGTACATGGATGATTTGACTATTGCATCAAGATTAATTGCACCGCTTGGCATTATTTCGTAATCTGCTGGGGCATAACAAATAATAAAATTTTCATCATTAATTTTTAGTTTTTCATATCTTTCAATAGCCATTACATCCCAACCTGGAGATGCATGTGTGTGTGAATCAAACTGTATAAAATAATCATATTCAATATCTACCTGTGTTGCTAATTCTCTAGCCCAACAAACTCCACCTCTATATTCTGATAAATCAAAATGTCTATAAAATAATTGTTTGTTTGGTATAAAAGATAAGTTATATTGTTTATTATCTTCTGACACAATAGAAAAATACAATTCTTTTTTATTTTTTGCTTGACTCCACAAAGAAAATATTGTTGAATAAAACTCTGGATCACAATAATTTACAACACTGACTAATAGTTTTTTCATTATTTATTTCTTATTTTTGTATATAAATACTGTGGACCTTCAGTAAAAAACCAATGGTTTGGCTCTACATAAAAAAAGAAAGCATTTGCAACTAAATTTGTTTCTGGATTAGGAAAATCTAGCCTCCAGTGCTCTTGATCATTTCCATAAGATATTACCATGTCGTTTTCTTCTGGCTGAAACCTTTTTCCCTCTACATAAAAATCCCAGGGTGTTTTATGAAAAATAGTATAATTCATATGATATGTACAAGCATTATCGTCTTTATGTTTCCACAGTTTTGCTTTATTGGTTTCATAAATACTTATAAGAGACCATGATGGCAAAAGAGTTTCTGATTCAAACTGTTCTTTTGCTAGTGGTAGCAACATTTCATGAAATTTCTTTAATGGTTTTATATTTTCTTTAGGATCCCCTTCCCAGATTGTCCACTGATGTCTTCCAAAACTTTCATCAAAGGTAGTTTTGTCTGTTGACCACAAATACATAGCAAGATTTTGTAATTCTTTATGCTCTTTTTCTGGAAAAATAGTTTTTAACAAATATGGAGATTTCATGCTACCAATTACCTATTGGACATGCTGCCTTTTCTAACTTTGTTTTTGCTGCCATAAAACACCCACATTTTTTGCACTGTTTTGTTAATTTTATTAATTCTGGACATTCCATACATATTGAATATCTGTTATTAGATATTTCTTCAGAAACATAATCTTTTAAATTAACAAGGTGCCAAGGTCTAGTATCTCCAAGATTTTTTTTATATTTTTTCCAAGCAGATTCTTTTTCCATTAAACAATTACCCTTCTATAAAATTATTACCGTCCCATGTCCAACCTACTTTAACATCTAAGTCTGAAGGTATTTCTACTATTTTTGGATCAGACTGAAAACCCGCAATAAGTCTTTCTCCAGCGCTTGAATCTTCATTTGTGCTAAACTCACTATCTATTGTAAGTATTGAAAATATATCTCCATCAACAATCCCTGCAAATTTTTTAATTGCCATATACTTCTCCTTTTATGTTTAAGTATATCATGCTATACAAATTCCGTTAACCCAACTTCCACCCTGGTTACACTGACAATTAAAGCATGCAGCATTTCCACTACAACCATCGGCACATGGTGGTGGTGTTGGTGCAGGTGGAGTTGGTGTTGGTGCAGGTGGAGTTGGTGTTGGTGCAGGTGGAGTTGGTGTTGGTGCAGGTGGTGTTGGAGTTGGTGCAGGTGGAGTTGGGAAGGATGGGAAAAATGGTGGTGTTGGTACTGGGGCAACTGGTGTAACTTGATTACTTGATGATGAAAAGTCAGAATCTAAAACAGTATTACTTAACTTTACTGTAAATGTATATGCAGTTCCATTTGATAATCCAGTAACTACAATTGGTGATCCAGATCCAGTTTGTGAAATTGAACTAGGAGATGAAACTACTGTATAAGTTAAAGAAGAATCTGGTTTACCCAAATATGTTGGTGCTGTAAATGTTACAGACGCTTGCCCATCACCAGCGGTTGCGGTTCCAATTGTTGGTGTTCCTGGTTTACGACCAGCAGATGATAATACGGGTCCTAGTCTTGACATTATGCAACTAAGTCTCCAAGAACAACCCAAGAGTCGGTGGCACGTTTAATACATACGGCAGATGACCATTGTGCTCTTAATTTTAATCCTGGAGTTCCATTTACCGTCGTTGTTCCACCATCTGTTGCTGCTATTGTTACTTGTCCAGAGGTAGTTTGAAGAATTGTAATTTGTGCACCAACTGCAAAGGCTTGCGCTGCATTTGTTGGAATTGACAATGTTGATGAAGTTGACATTTCAACCATTTTTCCATTATCAGAAAGCACAAGTGTATAAGAAGATCCTTGTTGATTTATTGAAATGTTTATAACTGGGGCAGTCAATGTTTTATTAGTTAGTGTTGCGGTGTTAGTAAGAGTAACATCTGGGGCTGTCCAGGCTAAGCCTGATGCCGTTGCAGAGTTGGCTGTTAAAACCGTTCCATTACTTCCAACAGATAAAATAGAAAGTGTATCATTTGCTGAGGCAGAAAGTAGGTCACCTTTAGCAGCAAAGTCTGTTGCTTTTAATGTTGATCCAATGTCAATAGCAGTTATTTGACTTTGTAAATTATTAATTGTGTAAGCAATAGATGGGTTTACTAAAGAACCTTCAGAAGCATTTGCGGGGTTATAATTTTCGTCGCCATAATGATATAGGCGTAAGGCTGCTTGAATATCGGCAGCGTTGGACAATCCTGGAATTTTAGTTGGTACTAATGTACCTATCGATTCTGCTGCCATATATCACCTCTCTAGAATTATATCACAAAGATATAGTTTAAGATTCTTCATCCACTCCAATTATAGTTATATGTAAGTGTGTCGTTACTTGACCTTCCAGTACCGCCCAATCACCATACGGGCCAGAATCAACATCTGTTCTATGTTCAACTGCCTTAAAGTTTATTACTAAATCTTCTCCGTCCCCGACAAGTGCGGGTATGCTCATAGAAGAAGCAACTGGATTATCATTTACAATATTATATTGAACACTAAAATTTTCAGCAACTAATGGTGTAGCGGTAAGAGTAACGATGTCTGAAATTGGAATAGTTATAGAAGCCTCTCCGCCAGAGTAGGTAGTTAAAAAATTTTTAGAATAAATTGTTGGGTTTAATTCTAAAATCTCAATCCAAGTTTCTGCTCCAGGTTGTGAGACATATTGGTATAGATATCCATAATCTGCACCTGGTGATGTATTAATATACAAATCATTTAATCTTGGTTCTTGCCCAATCTCAATAACATTTGGATCGCCAACACCAACAAATATTTGACTGCCTCTAGTTCCCGTTGCACCAATATCTGTTAAAAGTTCTATAGTTTCTGGGGGGCCTAAAACTGTAATGTCATCGTTATCTAATAAAACATCAGGCATTACGCTGCACCTGTAATATCGTTTGTTACTGTAATTGATCCAGTTAACAATGTGTAAACTTGTGTTCCGTTTGTAATCTGAACGTCATAAACATATGTTCCAGCGCTAAGTAAATTACCTCCTGCAGGAGTTATAGTACAAGTAACAATATCGGTTGTTGCATTTACGACCGCAGTCATTCCTTGAGCGTTTGAATATTGGGTAGCGCCAGGTAGGCGAAAATTTGCAATTGTAAAAATAGCGGTATAGTTTAATAAATCAAAAGCCTCACCATTTGCCGTCTTAGGGCGAATAACAAATTGAGATGTGTCGCCACGGTAGTAATTAAAATTATAAGTTCCTGGAAATGCCATTATTCCTCCTGATCCATTATACCATTATGATACTGCTATATGTATGCCTTTTAAAGTAAAAGACCCCTCATTATCTGTTCTTATTTGAGGTATACCACCATAGTTTTTAATTTTGTCACTATTTATAAAAATGGTTTGAGAATAAGAAAGGTCGTATTGATATTGATATTTTAACAATCCTACATATCCTATTGGAGATAATTCTTCATCTTTTAAAAGGGTTCTTATCCAGACCTCTGTGTTATTTGAATAGGTCTCTAAACAAAAATCATATCTCACTTCCACTTTTGATCCTACTTTAAGTGTTTTTAAGTTAATATTTTTTGCTACTTCATTTAATAAAGAAACTGATTTGTTTGGAAGATATGTTTCAATGGTTTGGCTATTATCTATGTCTAAGAAAAAAGAAACCCAGCCATCTTCTCCTCTTTCTGGACCAACTTTAAAAGTTCCTATTTTTTTACTAGCATAATATGCCCAACCAGGATATTGTCCAGATGGGCTATCGTAGCCCTCAGCACCTTTGCCAGGATCTCCTTTTTCACCTTTGGGACCAATGGGACCTATATCACCTTTGGGGCCTTTGGGACCTTCTGGACCTACATCACCCCTATCTCCTTTTTGACCAGTCTCACCCTTTTCTCCCTGTATTCCAGGAACGGCAACATACTGAACTCCAGTACTATGAGTTTCTTGTATTGTTTCTGAATATTTTTTCTTTTTTATATTAACTGGAAAATCCATGCTTTTAGCCATGGAAACCTCTACTTCTTAACTTTAAATACTTTTGCCCCAATTTTTATAACTGGTGCAAGATTATCTTTTTTGGCTGATACTTTTACTATTGGCATTATAAACCTGGAGTTACATTTCCTAAAACACAGATAGTTCCAATTACTGGTGTCCAGACTGTATCTGCATCTTCTCCGCTACCGCCTTCAATTACGACCTGTAAGTCAAACTGTAGTTCCGCTACAACTGAGCGGTATTTATTAGCACCCCAGTTTGTAGTAATAGATGCTGGAGCAAAAATCTCTACATAGCCATCATCGGCTATAGTTGTTAGTTCATCTAGGATATCGCCATTAGAGTCATAAGAGGTTGCGCTAAAGGTCCAAGATGAGGTGTCATAAGGAGTGGTCTCGTCATCTTCAAAAAACTCTACTTTAAGGGTTGCGCTATCTCCACGGACTACTGTCCATTGAATGTTGGCTGGTGTAGCACCGTGTTTTTCAATTGTGGATACGCACATAATATTTGATTATACCATAAAATATGCTAAACACCTAGGCGCAGTGGGGGGGTGGGGGCAACCTAGGTGCTAGCAATCAAATTATAACATTATATATTATCAAAATAGTACAATTGTAACAAATCGTTATAAACCAGACATATAAAAAATTGTTATAAAGTTGTTATAAAGTTTAGCGGTAAAGTTCGAAAAATCCAGGAGTTATAGTGTATACTTAAAATATATAAAGAAAAGAATATACTGTAAATAAGTTTTTAAGATATCTTTATATATAATATATAGTTACTTAGAATGATCTTTTAAATGCTCAACCATAAGGTCGAAAATTTTTTCAGTTTTACTTTCTAATCTGGTAATTTGATCTTTCATCGACGAGCCATTATTGGGTTTAATTTCGTAAATAATATCTTCTACGTATTTTTTAATAATCCATCTAACTCCGATTGCAACAACTCCGACTATTGATAGTAGCGTTAAAATTAATCCAGCCCAGTCTTGTGGAGTCATGAGTATAATTATAACATTAATTTTTTATATTTCGGCGGGAAACAACAAAGCCGAAAATAGAGATGCCAAACCTCCTACCAACTCTAATGTATGCTACGCATACAAGTATGTTGCAATATGTGTATTAACTCTATATGTGGCTACAATGGTTTGCAATTTAAAAGTTTTTCTGATATAATTATATTCAAATACCTAGGGGGTAAAAAAAATGTCAACAGACAAGGCTACATTTATTAATTTAATGATCAATAGCATCAATCAGGATAATCGTGATATTTGTCAAAGAGGCGGTATGGCAAATGATGAAATTGAAAAATCAATCGAACAAAGTCAACCATCATTAGCATATATGGCTGAAAACCTTTATAATAGACTAGTTGAAGGTAAAATACTAAAAGATTAACTTATTCTAGTTCGTCAAGAGCAATTGGTGGGACAGATGAATGTAAAACTTCACAAATACATTTGTCGCAGCACTGCTTTGGCGGGTCATTGCTTGTAACTTGGTCATCGCTCATAGTATACCTATTTTATCACTTTTTAAATGACCAAGTCCAAATGAAATTCCTGCACGAGGAGATTTAGGCAAAACGCTATGTTTTTTCTTAAATGGGCAAAAAACCATATCTCCTTCTTCTAAAAGAAAGGTGTATTCTATTTCTTCTGTTTCATTGTTGTACATGCTCCATTCGGCTTTTCCACGTACCTGCCAACAAAATATGTTTGTAGGGTCATAATGAATGGTGTTACCAAGTAATTTATTTGTAGCAAAAGTAATAAAAGATGGAATAGACTGTATTTCTCCTTCAAACGTACATGGATCAAATATGGTTAAAAGAGTATTTTTAATTGTTTCTACCGCCTTGATTCTTTCTGTGTTAAATAATTTAAAACCATATCCTGATTTAGCATATTTGTGCCAAGGATTATCAGCACGCTTCCATCCCTCATTATATTCAAGATTATTTTCTATAGCATAGTTAAAGTCTTCATCAATTAATGTGAGAAGTTCATCCCAAGTAACATCAAATGGGATTTTTTCTTCAAGTTTAAAAGGTTTTTGATTTATGTAATTATCTATATATTCTGGTTTTAAAAGAAAATCTAACTCTTTCATTTTCTATGCCATTTTTTAGAATTTTTAGATTGTAACTTTGCAACTAGCAAAAGTCCCAATATGGCCAAAACAGAAAACATTAGTTCCTTTATCATTTCTTATCATCCTTTACGTATGGTTTTAATATATCCCAGTGTCCTTTGGGATTTCCTTGATATACCTGCCCAGTTTCTCTATCTATTAATAGCCACTTTTCAGGTCTCTTTGTCTTTACCGTCAAAATTACTGCTTCGTCAAAAACCTTGTATTGGGTCATGAGGATAGCGCCATACTAAAATGTTTTTTGCATACATCAACTATCTTATAGTCATATGGCTGTAGGTAAAGACTCTCTTCTTCACAAAAATAGCACTTGTCAAATTTATTGGTCATATCTTTATTTTACCACATCATGTATAATCAATGTATGGGTGATGACGCTAGGGTTTGGGATTTATTCAATGGTTCTGCCAGAACACCAGAGGAACTTGCCCAATACCGTCTCGAAATTTGTAGTGGGTGTGAATTCTATAGAAAACGTACAAACCAGTGTGTTAAGTGCGGATGTTTTATGAAGTTGAAGACTACCCTTGAAAAGGCTAAATGTCCTATTGGGAAGTGGTAGTGTACAATAATTGTATGTCTAAAGATATTAAATTTACTTCACTATATGATAATGTAATGGAAATGTTTTATCCAAAACCTGCATCTGAATATATTCCAGATTGGTATAAAAATCAACCATCATATACAAATAATAAAAGAAATATTAACGATAGTGGAAAAGTCAATGCTACAATAAAAAAATGCATTCCAGTTTTTGATGCAATTACTGCTGGATATATTATTGTTACCTGTATGGATATAGAGATTATAAAAAAGGAAAAATTTTCAGATTATAAGTGGGCATATAAGTTTAATAGCCCTTTTGGAAAAGTTGATCCAGTAGTGTTTCATAATCCAGAACAAGCGGATAAACACCCATCATTTAAAGATTTCTCAAGCCCCCCTAAATTTATAAATCCATGGTCTATACAAACACCAAAGGGCTATTCTACTTTATTTGTAGCCCCAATGCACAGAGACTCACCTTTTGAAATACTGCCTGGAATTGTAGATACTGATATGCATTTTTCAGAAGTTAACTTTCCATTTTCTTTAAAAGATCCAAATTGGTCAGGAATAATCCCAGCAGGAACACCTATTGCCCAAGTAATACCTTTTAAAAGGGATTCTTGGAAAAAAAATATTGGTGGCAAAAAAGAACAAGAAAGAACAGTAAGGTCAAATCAAACAATACTTTTATTTTTTTCAAATGCATATAAAAAATTGTTTTGGAGTAAAAAAATTTTTAAATAAGTATAGAAGTCTTATATCTAAATAATGGCTATTTTTTAAAATATTTGGTAATTATTACTATACCCGCCACAATTGCAATAATTAACAAACTCCTGCTTAAGTGACTGTAATCTCCCCAACACTCACTAGCCCCTGTATAACAGTTACTCTTCAAATGAGGTTTGTGTTTCTAGTAGATCGTTTACTGGTTTGCATGAACAATGGTCACAAACCTCTTCTTCAAAAACCTTTAATGCCAAACCATTGTTTATAACTTTTTCGTTATTAGAATGTGGGTCATAGCCTTTAGGGGTTTGTCTATGCCAAGGTTCTGGATAGGAAGGGTTGTCGATATTATCTAAGATAGCCATGTGATCATTATATACTATATTGTCCACCAGAGGTTGGTGTTATAGAAGAAGCCTACCTTTTGTCTATACTGAAAGTAGCCCTTGTTTATGTTATCCCAATTAGGGTCATTGGTATCCAAACCACAATACCCGCACAAACCAGGACCTGTGTATTTATATACGTGTTGGCACATATTTCTATTATACCCTGCCAAATCTGAAAAAATTTTTATTTTCATAAAATCTGAATATTTTTCTCAGATGTATGATACATGTTTAAAAAAAATAAAATATAAAAAATTAGTGAGCACACTACTCTGGGTAGTGCGCCCTGTCATAGTCTGCAAGGCTGCCACCATTGTCTAGGTGCGCCTTGCGTCTTAGTTGTTCAGCAGAATACTCAGCCACTTATCTATCTCTCCTAATTAATTTAACTGAATAGATAAATGCGATAGTGCCAACCAATAACCATGTAGGTATATTGATTTGCAATCCTATGCTGTCAGCATATAGACCGAATGAATTTAAATCTAGGTATAGTTCCATAACTACTTAACCTCCTCATCTAAATTGTATTGAGCAGAAAGGTAAGCGTTAGCCTGACTTAATGCGTCAAGCAAGGACTTATCCTCTCTATCGTAGCGAGCCTGTTGGGCTTTTCTGATATCCGCAATAAGGTTATTGTTAGGGTTATTCTTTATCATTTTAGTTTATCCTTTCGTTAGATAACTTTCTTTATACCTGCAATTCTAGCAGGGGGGTCTGACATTTTGGGGGCTTTATT